AACCAGCCAGCAGGTGCGGTGCTCTTCATCCAAATCATGATGCAGCCAACAGGAACGCTGCCAGTCGGTGCAGGGATAGCTGCAATCTGCTCATCTACATATTTCCGGTTGGCACCGTGATAACTATCCGTAGGGGTGGCGACGTGATACAGATGCATTCGGTAGCCGTCGTCTGCACCCTCATCACCGCTGCTGTTGGCGTTTTTAATATCAATAAAGGTGCGACCACCGCCAGGATCACCATCCCTAGCAGTGATTTTTATGCTGTTCCCGTTATAAGCTGTCCATTGAATAACATTGTCTGAAGCGCTATACAGATAACCCTGTTTGCCGTCGGAGCTGTTGTAAAATGATAAGCCGCCGCCTGGGAATTTAAGATATTTATTGACGTTAAACTCATCGCCGTCTTTTTCAATGAACTTGCCTTCAATGTCATCCGTATTGACCTTGCTATCGATCTGACCTTGCAGTAGCGCATCTTGCGCGTCCACGTAATCTTTTGTAGCACCTGCCTCATTCTGCGGGTAGATATAAACTTGTTCTTCCTCTCCTATTGCAAAGTCGTTATCACCTGAGACGTACTCAACACCAACAAGCGTTGGTGCGCCGGATGCGTCAAGAATTTTGTAACGGGTTACTTTGCTGGTGGCTACATCAACAAATTCAATGATGTCACCATCTGCCATTGGTTTCGTGAGGACTCCATCTAAATCCTCAATGCCAAAGCTGATGACACTTGTAACCGGCGGGTAGGGAGCGTTTACGGCTAGCTCACCCGGCCGTGATACAGGCGCTCCATGGGTGTTCGATGTTTGGTATCGGGCAACCTTGCCCTTACTAACGGCTAGCTCATCAATTTGATTTTGAAGCTTGGCGTCTTCAGTGTCGCTGTATTCAATGGTGGCATAAGTAGTCAGATCTACTTCGCCTTCGAGCATTGCATCAGCAATCTTTTCTTCCGTCCACTGTTCAGTGGCATAGCCATCCAGCATCGCCTCGTCGGCTCTGAAGGTTTTGGTCACCCACTTGGTGCCATCCCAGGCGTAGGTGACGCCATTGGGTGCAGTGAAATCTGCTTTGTCTTCGGGGAAAATGAAAGCCATGATCAGAAAGGCAGAAGGAGACCGTCAGCTATGTAATAGATTTGACCTACTACAAGGTCGCTAGGCTCTGTAAAATTATAGTCTTTGGTGTATTTAATGTATTTGTTATTACTACTGCCGACATCTATATAGTAAAACAGCACTGAGTGTACTAACTGCCCTTCTGCAGTATAGACTTTAAAAGTGCCCTTGACCGATTGACCGGTTTTTCTGGGAGCGACAAGGTAAGTACCATCTATATCGTAACTAGATATATAAACGGAATGCGTGGGCTCGCTCTTATTGCTTACAAAGAACTCACCATTTTCAAGGTTTTGTGCGCCTTTATTTGGGTCCACGTACTTATAAGGGACGCCATATTTGCCACCACCTTGATTCTTGGAAACAACAGAATCAACGTATTGTTTGTTTGCAACGTGCGTACTATGCGTGGGGAGCCAGCCGCGCTTGGTTCCGATGTCTAAGCTGTCAATCCAGAACATCTGTGTACCGCTATTGTTGCGAATATCAAAAATGTTTTCGGTCTCTAGCAGAGTACTTCCGGCATTAAGCCTTAAAACATTTCCAGTAGTCACACCTTCTTCGGTGGTAATTGTTAATTGTCCAGTCATCTCGTCGCCGGACTTGCGCACAAAATCATCAGGATTAGGCGCTTCGGCCATCTTGAAAATCTTGACAACTGCCTTGCCGTTTGGATGTCCAGTCGAATGAACTGGCTCAACCTCTAGCCCCGCACGCCCCAAGTTCACTGACTTATTTTTGATTACATACAGGCCATGTCCGCTGCCATCAAGGTTGATCGCTTCGACATACATCCCAGGGACAACATCACCAAAGTCGTGGATCCGGCCAGAATCATCGGTGCGAGCCATGACAAGCCACTGGACTTCATGCCAGGGCACATCAGGATCGATCTCACCAATCTTGTCAACACAATCACCGTTTTCACGGTTGCAGGCTGCAGCGTCTGCCTCTGGGGTATCACCTTTATTGGCCTCGGCGTAGCACTCAGCCAGCTTTTGCTGGCAGTAGCTGTCGCTGACGACCACATAAGCGTGGTATTCACCGGCAACCGGATTATTTGAATCCTCGGGACTGGCGTTATAGGTCCACTCGCCACGCTCAATGGACGGCTTGAGATCGTCAACCTCACCCTCTAACTCAGCAATTTTTTCGTCTTGACGTTGCTGATCGTCCTCTAGCTCAGCAATCTTCTGGTCTTGCTGTTCCTGCGATTCCTCAAGGTTGAGGATCTTGAGGTCTGCCTTTTGGGCTTCAACAGTCTGGTTTGCTAGCTGCCGGTTGAGGTCTGTTGTGTAGTCCTGCAGCACGGTAATGCTGCTTTCGATGCCATCCAGGCTGACGGGCGGTGAAGCGGGCACCCACACCGCACCGTCATAGACGTACAGCGTCAACTCATCTGATTTAGTTGAAAACCACAGCTGCCCTGTCTGAGGTGCATCTGGAGCTGTGTCGCTGACATCCAATAAGCCCTTTGCAAATAGGGGCCGCCACTGGTTTTCCTTCCAGACAAATAATTGATTGCCGCTGTTAATCCAAAAGTCACCAGCCTTCAGACCAGTAACAGAAAAATCAGGATGTTCTGCTGGCTCGTCGTCCGCAACGATTGGGGGACGATCAACCCGGTAGTAAAGCCAATTGTTGAACTCATACTGGTTGGCGAATTTTTCGCCGTTAGCGGCCTCTGCAATGGCCTGACCAGTGCCGCCGTTGCCAGGAACAACAACACTGCCCTCAGCGTCTCTGCTGCTTCCTGCAGGGGCATCACCCGCAGGCAAGACCATGTCCGCGTAAACGCGAATCTTGTTCCATCCGCTTCGGTAGTAAACGTGCAACGCACCGTTGCCGTCGATCCAAAAGTCACCATCCCGGATGGGCTTGGCGCCGGGGTATTGGGTCGGCGGGGTTAGGTCACCGTCAGGAGAAACGATCGGCGGGCGTCCATCGCCTCCGCCGCTATCGGTGCGGGTGTCACCGCCTTTGTTGACCTCACGCTTGTTACGGCCACCGCCGCCAATCATTGGGGTGCCAGTGCCCCATTGGCCAGATGCCTTGGGCCCGTAAACCTCCCAATCGACGGTATTGATCGCAAAGTCGCCCTCAGTGCCCAGGTCGTACCCGGGAGCGCCTTCAACAGAATGAATGGTGTTGCCGTCACGGCCCGGTCGTCCGGTCGCGCCCACAGGCCCCTGAGGACCCGTCAGACCCATTGGGCCCTGAGCTACCCCTGCATTGATTACTGACCCGTCAGACAGGCCAAGGATCAAATTTCCCTCAAGGATCGCCGCAGAAATAACGCTCACGCCCATGCCGGAAGCAACCATCACTCAGCCTCAGGAATTGACGAAGAACGACGACGGCGTGGCTTCACCTCTGGCTCTGCAATTGCAGCTTGATGAGGTGATTCGGCCAGTGGCTTTTTAGGCATGAAATGCTCTGGCTTTGCCGGCCAGCAATACTGTTCAGGCCCAGGAATCCAGCAACCCAAAACAACGACGCAGCGTGTCCTAAGTCTAAGTATCCGTAGGGTCTGCAGCTACGGGAACAAGTTTGCAGCGGCAGTTGTAGTGGACATGCCCTGCGAAATAGGGAAAATCACTGCGCTTGTCCCTGATCTGCTTATGCAACGGCAGACAGACCGGACAGGTGTTCTCAAGCGTTGCAAGCCACTGCCAACGCACCGCATAAGGCCGCCACACTTTCGCCTCAGTGTCGGCTGATGTTGCCCAAACAGCCCCAGCGACAGCGTTTTTCACGCGTTGCCGCGCCCCATTGGCAAATGTCCCGCCTTTGATCGCCGTTGCTTTGGCACCCTTCACCGTTGTCTGAGGCGCAACATGATTCGCGATCTTTGACGTCGGCTCATCGCTAATCAGACCTGCCTGCACTGTCTTGTTCAGTTGCTTGGCCAGGTTGCGTGCAAATCGACTGTGAGCACCCCCAGGGCGGTCCAGGAGTGCCCCCAGCGAAGCAGCCGTGCCGATCCCCATCACCACAGCCCTCAACAGGCTATCGGTGCCCGTTGCCGGTAAGTCCGGTTCAGGCTGGTTGACATAAGCCGCTGCACGTTTTGCGGTCTCTTGCTGCACCTCCGGCAACCCTTCCGCCAATGCATCCTTGAGCTCTTCTGCCAAAGGCTCAAAGACAGCTGGCGCCTGACGGCTTAGCTGCTGCCACTCAAATTGACGAAACACACCCTCCTCACCCATCTGCTCCACCAAGTCCCGCGCTTCTTTCAGTTGACGACGCAAAACAGGGTCAATGCGCTTCTGAATGCGGCTTTCAAGAAGGAGCAAAATCGCGGCAATCCTAAGGACGTAGTCCTCTTGCCTCTCCTCCTCTTCAGTCGGCATGCTTACCGCTTCTCAGGGGCGTTGGCAGGGTCATTGATCCCTTTGTGCTCCCACTCGCGGCTTGGCCTGTTCCAGCGCCTCCGCCAGCGTCCTGCGTTGCTTTGGCCTTGGCTGCTTCGTGGTCAAGCTCCAACTCAAAGCGGTCCTCCATCTCGTCCCGCGTGCGCAAGATCTCTTCGTTCACATCGACATAAGGCGGTAGCACCTCCCCTTCGCTCAGAATTCTCAATAAGACCTCCTGAGAAACCACGCCTTGCATGTAGAGCTGCAGGAATGCCGTTACCTGATTGCCGTCTAGCAGTCGGTTCTCATAGTCACGGGGGATTGTGACCGTTGGGGGCTCTTTGCCTGCATATTCCCCCGCCATTCGCAATAAGTCAGTCAGCGCTTGCTGCAGGTTCTCCGAAATGATGGCCATGATCGAATCGCTATCAATCCGGTCCAGACGCTTCGCTTCAGCCGCAGCATTGGTCAGGTTCTGCCGCGCCAGTGTTGAGATGCCCAGCGTTGCAATCTGATCCTCAAGTGTCTTCAGCAGCTCCAGCTGAGCGCTGTAGACCTCAGACGGCGGAGATGCGTAGCCAATGTCGCCTTCAGGGGGTAGCAACACCGCTGTGTTGACGCTGAAGCCCAACTCATCGGCACCATCAGGGTCAAAACCCTTCATGTAAAGCACCGGCTGCGCACCGACGTGAATCGAGTGGTAGTAATCGGTGAAGCGTTGGACGTAGCGAATCGTGAGTTCCGCTACCTCTTGCAACGGGGGCTTGCTGACCAGCGTCGCCACTTGATTGGAATACAAGGTGACGAAAGGGATCTCTTTGAGGCTGGTGGGTTCGTCCTCAACCATGACCCAACCGGCATTCTCCGACCCTTCAGGGCCCTCCTCCCACAGCTGATAGCTGCCCTTCCGCAGCACCCTCACCCTGTCCTTGATCTCTTCGCCAAACTCCCCTTTCGGGACTGAAACCCGCTCCATGTAGCGCACCATCGTGAGCTCAGAGGTGCTGCGGTTCTGTTCGGTACGCCAGCCACGGATCATCTGTGCTGGGACTGCGCAGAGATAGGGCTTGCGATTCTGTAGGCGCTCTTCAGCCAATGAAACCGGCAGATCACCCTTCGGGTAGTCCACAACAACTGAACTATGGCCGTACAACAACGCATCAATCAGCGTGCGACGGCAGAACTCATTCAGCGTGGTTCCATCACCTGTTACGTCTTCGGCCCATTTCTGCCAATAGTCCGTATCGCCGCCTTCAAGGTGAACACCTTTGCGAAGGATCGTGCCAGCTGCTTGAGAAGCCAGACGCTGCACGAAAGGGGGGAGTACGGCGTGATAAATCCGGCGTTCGTAGGCTTCATCGTCCTCTCTGTTTTCGCGAGGGATGATCTGCTCCGCATATTGACGAATAACGTCTGTGCCACCAATGCAGATATTGATTGGCTGCCAACCGGCCATCATCGCTAATACCGCGCCAGACCTGGCACTTGGGTCCTCAGTCGATTGCGAAGATGCCGACCATTGCGTGGGCTTACCTGTTAACCCACCAAGATTCACTAGGGATCGGTTCGCCCGTCCCACGGTGTTTGGGTACGTGGAGCCTGAAACCTTTTCCATGCCCTCAGTCTAATTAGACTTGGGACAGTGGATCTCTGTGCATGGATCGCATCTCCCAAGAATTCCAGACGGAGGTGATCAGGCGGGAGATTTACGGGATGGAGGATGTCGGCGCACTACAGAAAATCGCGATTGCGCTACTTGATGTAGCCAACCAGCAACGCGAGACACTGAATGAGCTTGGTCGACGTTATTTATTGCCGGAGGTCAATGGAACTCACGACGCTTGAGGATGGCTGTGTCAGGTGCTGTTACCGAGAGGATGGCTTTGAGGCCTGCTGTGTTGTCTCCTCTATGCACTTGGCAGGGGAGAAGGAACGTCAGCTGAAGGCCTCCGTACGCCGGCAGGCCCTCAAGGCAATGCAAGTGGCCTAAGCCGTTGCCCACCTCCTCACCGTGCTTGGTGAGACGTTGTAGCGGGTAGCAATGGCCTTCCAGGTGTGGCCTGCCTTGCGGAGGCGTTGAATGCGGGTGTGGCGGCTCTCTGTAGCCCAGGCCAGCACGATCAGTGGCAGCAGGACCAGAGCGACCACCCACGCAGCGATGCATGAGGTCATGAAATGAAGGGGGTAGGGGACCGGGAGCCGTGGCGCTCAACCGGTCGTGAATGGGGTGCCCCGTGATCGCAGCTCCTGGGGCCCAAGCTGACCGCGCTCTCATCTCGCGGTCGAGGTTCGCCATCGCTGGCGACCTGATCACTATACCACGGGGGATACCCCTACGCAAGCGCAGTGGCTACGCCCTCCGTTCCTCCGCTAACGCTTCTTCCCCTTCCCCTTGCACTGCTTCCTCTTCGCAGTCGCCTCAATCGCTTCAATAATCGCTTGCCCACGACCAGGCGATTCCGGGATCTCCGCAATCTCCAAAATCTTCCCCCAGTCGATCGTCATTCGCCCTACGTACCCGTAGGGACAGTTTAGTTCGTCAATCTCGACTGTTAACTATGGCAGCGCTCCCTGGTCGCCCTAAAACCAGCAGGTCACGGATCCCCTTTCATGTCCAATCCCTGCCCTATCCAGACTTTCGCTGCTATCGGCCTCGTCGAAACCCTCGCCGCTGCTCGCCACGAATGGCGCGACTTTGGCACTGAACACCTCCAAGGCCTCATCGACCACGCCACCGCCTGTGATTACGCCCTAAATCGCCTCGGACACTGGGATCACAGCGAAGTGCTACGCGAAGAAATCCTTGATCACATCGTCGCCTTACGCCTCGACGCAGGCATCTAAGCCCTTGGCAACACCTCAGCAATATTCACGATCCGCCATTGCTCAAACGCAAAATGCTCCCGCAACACCGCACAAGCACGCTCCAAATTCTCAACATGATCGACCTTCACCAACTGCAAACGCACCTCTGACTCGATCGTGAATCGATAGAGCTACTTCACCACACCCTGATCGTGCTGCCACCTGTCTGGAACCTCCGCAATCGCGCTAAATACTTCATCGCATATCCCAACGCATCAACAAGTCCGGAAATATCATCCAGACCCCCAATCCCCTTCTCTGGCTTCCCCGACTTGTCATAGCACTGCTGTTCCATTGACTTGATCAGATGCTTGCACCCATTACTCACCTTCAACCTGTTCGCCAGTAGCAACACATTCACGCAATTCACCCTGTCCGCAATCTGTGGGTTGGCGCTCTGCGCCTTCACAACAAATCCAACCTTCCTCAATAACGACAAGTCAGACTCGCTCGCATTACTCGTGCTCCGTTGCCTCGCCGCAGCATCAGGGATCACAACCAAATTCTCTTGCTCAATCTGACGGGGGTAGGTCTCCTTCAATAAACGCACCAATGCAGGCGTATCCTTCGGATAATGCTCCGCTACAAGGTGGAACTCATCACCCCTACGCACCATCACTTCGCAAAAACATGCCCCCACGTTAAAATCAATCCCCACAAACACCCGATCACCTTCCTTGATCCCTTCATCTGTCCAATGCACATCACGATCAAACGGGTGATAAACCGTCGTGTTACTTAAATTCGTAAACTCCCCGTTGATATAGCTGGCAATCAAGTTCGCATCATATGATTGATACAAGCTCTCGATGAAACCCGCTGGCAGATAAGGGTTGTCAGTCGTCTTCGCCTTGATCAACCTCCGGTCCTCTCGGTCCGCCTCCTCCACAAATAGCTGATACATAATCTTATATCCCTCCGGCGTACTAGCCATCGCTAACTGAGGCCTCTCACCACCCCTTAAACGTGCCAAAAACATCTCCACCGCCTTCTTCGTTGTCTCATGCGGTGAAGTGTCGATCTCGTCCGCAAGAATAAAACTCAGGTTCTGTCCTCGAATCCGGTTCCATGTCTCCGTCGCTCGACACAACAACGTGCAACTGCCCCCAGGCACATGCAACACATACTCCGGCTGGGGTGATACCCGAAAGTCATACTCAATCCCAAACTCCTCTAAAAAATCGTCAAAACTCCGCATCCATACGTCCCTAAGCAATATATGCGTTGGCTCAAAGACAGCCCCCACCGTCCCCACATTGTCCATCGCTAATAGCAACGCCTTCGCACATAACGCCCTCGTCTTCCCCGCTCCAAACCCCGCACACAACCCAAGAATCAGGTGGTCCTTGTCGTCACAGAACTCCTTCTGAGCAGGCAACAACCCCGCATAAATGCGCTCCTTCAGCCCCTCATACGTCTCCTCACACCTCGTGTTCCCTCCCTCAACTCTCCCTAACAACGTGCCCCCAGCAACACCCGCCAAAATTGACACTCACTTCCCCGCATACCACCTCAAGCTAATCGGTGATGGCTGGACCCTACGCATTGGTAGGAGAAGGGGGGACTCATTCATTTGGGGTCCTCTCGGGGAGGGTGCGCCTTGGCCGGTCCAGGCAGGTGAATCGCTTCCCCGGGGGTAGGGGTGACCGGGTCCGGGTGAGCTCTCCCTATGTCAGGGAACGCTCTGACCACGCAGATCCCAGCAATGCCAATGCATCTCATCCATCCACTTTGCATCTTGGGCCAAAACACGGGTCAAATACCCCTCGACCCCTACCCTCCCCCCGAAATATGTGAGAGAGCTCAGCGGCCCACACCCTTTCCTTCCTGAGCAGTTGGCAATAAAAAGGCCCTGATGAGGGCCAAGGGTGCGTAGCGGTAGGAGGGTGAGGTTAACCAGCTTTGGATTGTTGAAGGCCGGTGAGTTCAGAGAGGAGTCTTAGGGCACCGATGACATTGGAGCCTTGTTTGGATTCAACGCCTTGATCGATAACGATTTGGAGGGTTTCGATCATTTGAGCTGCGAGTTCTTCGCGTCGTACGGCGCCTACGTCAGTGAGCTGCTTACGGCGAGCGGCTTGAATGCGCGACTCAGCAGTTCTCCTGGAGATCCCGTATTGTTCCGCACACATTCGACAGATCTGATAGGTGCGTTTGCCCTGGTTAATCCAGTCCCGGACCTGATCGATCTGTTCATTGATCTCTACTGCCGAGCCTTTGTTGTGTTGGTTCGACACGTTTGTCAATCGACCTTGTGTTGATCATAAACAAGATTGGGTGAGTGATGCTATGAGGCGAAGGGGATTTGATAGACGAAGCCTTGTTCAGTGCGTTGTGTGCAGACAGACGGAATGGGAACTTCAGGGGATTGAGCTGTATAGAAACGGGATCCGCAAGCATTACAGAGGCGGCGTCTAGCGACTGTGTAGAGATCGTGATCATTGATTGGGAAGGTTGAGACGACGGAGTTGTCATTGGAAGAGCAGTGAGGGCAGTGAGGGGTGATGCGTCTCATGCAGCGAGGGGGACGACAGAGATGAAGGCACAGGATGGTTCATCCTGATTTGCGTAGCGTTTATGGCTGATGATGGACACGATTTGGGAGTCATCGTGCAAGAGGATGTGAGTATCGACTGAGATGGAGTCACCGATAGCGCGGGTGAGTTTATCGGTGTCAGGGCGTGTGGTGAGGTGACGAGGTGAGGAGTCTTTGATGCGATGGGAGTTTCTGCCTTCGCCGTAGTGATATTTGGGTCTTGGGAGGACAAATTCACAGTGGAGTTCAACGGGTGCATGGATGTCCCAACCGTCGGGTCTTGCTTTGTGAGCTGCTGCTGCGACGTCTTGACGCCATGACTTGAGTGATTTGTCGTTGTTGTGAACGAGGCGTTGTCCGTAAGCACGAAGGGAGCCTTCAGGGATTGGCTGTCCATAGACCACGAAGGAGACAGCCTTAGGTGAGGGTTGAGGGTGAAGGAGCGAGAGTGTTGTGTTGGTGTAGGTCATCGACGTGGGTAGTAAAAGCGAGCGAATTGAAGGACGTGGTATCGAGCCTCATGAGAGCAAAGGGAGGCAGCTTCGTAGTCCTGATCCATGAGGCCTAGGAGTGTGTGTTTAATCCAATCAACGTCTTGGAAGATTTGAGATTCGACGTCAAAGGGATCAATCGGTGGCTTGGGTGTTGGATGGTTTGGCGTAGGTGAAGATGTAGTCGATGCGGATTTCTTCATCGGATGCCGGTGAGGCGAGGTCTGAGGCAAGGAATGTGCGTGTGAATCCATGACGAGAGGCGAGGTCTTGAAGGTCTTGATGAATGGCTTGATGGAAGCGAGAGGCGAGGTGTTTGGGGCCTTCGATTGAGACGGAGAGATCGTCAGGCATTGGGCTTTGTCTTGCGTTCAGTGATGGTCCAGAAGTATGTGGTTTTCGTGGTGGTCAAGCCTTCGTAGACATCGAATTGCTTGAGCTTGGCGATGGAGTCTTGGCAGGATTCGGAGTAAATGGTGGTTGTGCGGGGCCTGAGTGAGGCTTTGATTGGGAGTCCAGGGTGCGTGAATTTATCGGTGATCATGTCGGCGTCATAGAGGGACTGGAGGTGTTCTTTATCTTTTTCGTTTTCAGCTTCGAGCTCTTTGATTTGTCGATTGCGGAAGGCGATGCATTCGAGGAGATCAGCGGCTGTCTTGTTGCCTTGCGTCGTTGCGCCGATAGCAGGATTCGAGGTAGTCAACGAAGTAATCGAGGGGGAGTTCATCGAGTTCAATGTGTTGAAGGTCAGAGTTGTGTCTCGTGAGTCCAAGCGGGTCGTTTGGATTGAGGAGGCGTCTTAAGGCATTAACAAGGCGTCGGATCACTTTTTGGCGTTACCAGTTCGGTTGTTTCTGTAGCCAGTAATGACGGGCAGCATCGAAAGCATCACGGCAGTCTTGAGCTTTGTAGGAGGTGATTTCAGTGAGGCCAGGACGAACCCAGATACCAAAACAGCGGTCAATGATGAGTGGAGGACGATGGCATTGGTCGGCAAGCACCAAGTAGCCGCCGAGTTGCGCTGAAATGTCATACGGGCGGGATTCTTTGGAGGATTGAGATTTGAAGTCAGCGAGCACGAGTTCATGAGTTTTCTTGTGTTGAAGGATGCAATCGCAAGAGCCAGCGATGCCGTAGCGGTGGTCGAACATGCGATGTTCAGTGGCTACGGCTTCAAATGAATCCCAGACAGGGTGAGAGATGAGTGGAGTGATCCAATCGGCGTAATCACCAATCGAGGATTGGTAGTCCTGGTGATTGAGGAAGAGTTCCGCTACGTGATGAATGGTGTTGCCGCGTGGTTCCCACTTGTGGCGAGTGCTCTCGATGATCTGGAGTTGTTCCGGTGTTTTGTTGGAGCAGACTGTTGTCACTGACGCTTTGGCGTAAGTCCACTTCTGAGTGACCGGATCCTTGTAGCGGTAGCGATGGGGTCCTGGGAGGAATTCCAGGCCTTCCACAGGCTTCAGGCGGGAGATCTTTGGGGGAGATGACCTCGATGGTTTGGGTGGTGGCTTTGGGTTCATCGCGAAGCAGATTGCGGTGGGACCTAGCTGGTGTGAGCGGGTGATGCCTGTTCCATTCGCGAGCGTTTTCTTGCCAACCCGGTGAAGGCGTATCGAGCTGTTCGAGGGTCCATTGGCCCTTCTCGATGCCTTTCCGCAAGAGGAGAAGCATTGCGGATGTATCCATCAGGCGCTTCCCTTCGGATGGCAAATTGAGCCGTACATACGGCGAGGTCCACGAGGCACAGCGGCCTTAATGGACTTCTGCGCCCAGCCGTGTTCGC